GAGGAAAAGAATTAACTGACGTCAAGGGTATAGAACAAGATGTCAAAACAGGAGCACTGACTCATAAGGCTCCTAAAGATAGAATGGATACAAAACCGGGTCGATGGTGGAAACGTAAGATAGCAACAGGACCTCATCTTAGACGTGGAACAAAAATAACTCCTCCTTCATCAAGTAATGACATGTCTTATAAAGAACGTAAGAAGGAAACTAAGAAGGAAAAAAAAGAAGAAAAAAGAAAAAAAGATTGGGAAAAGAAATATATAAAGAAAGATAAATAATGTCTGACTACGGAGTTCAAATTAGGGGAACAAGTCCTATTTTAAAAAAACCAAAATCTTTTTTATCCGTTCACGCAGAAGGTGGCAGAATTGGTTTAAAAGAAGGTGGTGATTCTAATTGGATTCAAAAAGCAACTAAAAACATGAGAACTGACAAACCTTGCACAGGCAAGAAATTTGGAAGTGAAACATGTCCGCCAGGTTCTAAAAGATATAACTTAGCAAAAACTTTTAAAAAAATGGCTAAAAACGCATAATGGCGCAAGACCCTTTACAAATATTATACAAAGTTAAAAGAAATGCAGAAGCAAGACTACAACAATTGGCTTTAAGTGTTACATCTGGAAATGTTGACAACTTTGAACAATACAAGTATATTATAGGTCAAATTAATGCACTAGAATTAGTGCGACAGGATATCTCTAACCTGCTAGATGCAAAGGAGCAAAAAGATGAGCAAAGAGGAACAGTTATCGACATCGGGCGACACACCAAAACTTAAACCAGCCCTACAAGAAAAATATCAAAAAGAAAAAAAAGAAATAAAAGAAATAAAAAACATTACCAATGAAATGGAGAAACTTCCATTACCCGTTGGATGGAGAATTTTAATACTGCCTTTCGAAGCATCAAAAAAGAGTAAAGGAGGAATTATTTATTCTGATGACGCTGTAGATAGAGCATCTATTGCATCAACTTGTGGAAATGTATTGGCCATGGGAAGCCAAACATATGATAAAGAAAAATTTCCAGAAGGCCCGTGGTGCAAGAAGGGAGATTGGGTAGTGTTTGCGCGCTATGCAGGATCCCGTATTAAAATACAGGGAGGAGAAGTACGTTTGCTGAATGACGACGAAATTTTAGCAACCATCAAGAATCCAGAGGATATCTTGCATGAAATATAATCATAGAGGAGTATAACTATGCCAGAAGAAGAAAAAAAATCTAGCACTAAGCTAGTCGATATAGATACATCAGGTCCAGAGGTTGATGTAACGGTATCAGAAGTAAAAGAGGAAGAAGTAAAAGAGGAAGAAATAATCACGGAAAAGGAGTCACATGAAGAAACTACTCAAGACAGTCCTATCACCGATGACACACCTGAGAAATCAGATGAGCTCGTGGATGTTCGAGATAGCGAGGACGATCAAAAACAAAGTCCATCGAAAAAGGATGAAGAGTTAGAAGAATACAGCAGAGGAGTTAAAAACCGTATCTCTAAACTGACACGCAAAATGCGTGAAGCAGAACGTAGAGAATCAGCGGCTTTAGATTATGCAAAAGCTGTAGAATCTAACCGAAGAGACATGGAATATCACTTTGTAAAAAGAGATTCTGTGTCTAATAAAAAGCTTGAAGAAAGTGTAAAAACAGGAATGGAAGCAGCAGAAAAAGAATTAGCTGGTGCCATTGAATCTGGAAATGCACAAAGTCAAGTTGCAGCAAATAAAAGAATTGCTACTCTTGCTTTTGAAAATGCTAAACTTCAACAAGCTAAAGAATATCAGGAGGAAGTCGATAAACAACCAAGACCTCAACGTCAACTTTCTGATGAACAATACCTACCAAGAAGAACTCCTACACAGTTACCGGATCCTGATCCTAAAGCTGAAGATTGGGCGTCTCAAAACAGATGGTTCGGTTCAGACCGAGCTATGACGTTTACCGCGTTCGAGATTCATAAAGATTTAGTGGATAAGGAAGGTTTTGATCCTAAATCAAATGAATATTATAAGGAAGTTGATCGAAGGATAAAGCTTGACTTTCCGCATAAGTTTGATAAAGGTGGTAGTGTAAATACGTCCGAACCCGTTCAGACGGTTGCTTCTGCTAAAAGAAGCGTTAAACCAGGACGCCAAACTGTGAGACTCACTTCTTCACAGGTAGCAATTGCTAAAAAATTAGGAGTGCCACTTGAAGAGTATGCGAAACAATTAAAAATCACGAAGGAGGCATAAGCATATGAACACAATTGATAAAAAAACTTCCCGTGCGAACCAAACAAGGTCTAAATCTGAAAGACCAAAAGTATGGGTTCCACCATCATCTCTAGATGCACCACCAGCGCCTAAAGGCTTTAGGCACAGATGGATACGAGCTGAAAGTGTTGGCTTTGATGACACTAAGAACATCGCAGGTAAATTAAGATCTGGATGGGAATTAGTGAGAGCTGACGAATATGAAGGTTCGGACTATCCTGTTGTTAAAGACGGAAAATACGCTGGGGTAATTGGGGTTGGTGGCCTAGTGCTGGCTAGGATACCTGAAGAAATTGCGAAACTACGTAACGAATACTTCAAAAAACAAACTGAAGCTCGGGACGAAGCGATTGACAACGATTTAATGAGGGAACAGCACCCAAGTATGCCGATCAATATTGATCGACAGACACGTGTAACCTTCGGTGGTACAAAGAAAAGTTAATTTTTTAACAATTCTCTAACCAACGATTTATATTAACCGTTTACAATTTAACGATTGTAAACATTATGGAGTAATACTATGGCAAATAGAAATACAGCCGGGTTTGGATTCATTCCTGCGATGACGTTGGGTAACACCCCAGCTACTCAAGGATTGTCCCAATATTGGATTGATGCTGCATCTACTGTTGATTTATATCACGGTGGCGCAGTTGAAATTACATCTGGCTATGTAACATCTGCTGAATTAACCCCTGCTACAAGACCTGTAACAGGTGTGTTAAATGGTATCTTTTACAACGCGACGAGTACTAAAAAACCGACGTGGGCTAACTGGTACGAACAGCCGATTACTCCAGCTAATAGTGAAGATATCCAAGCTTTTGTAAATGACTATCCTTTCCAGGAATATGTCGTTTCTACAGATGATACTGTGGCGCGAGCAGGCTTCTTTGAAACCTATAGTTGTTTTAACAACACAGGTGGAACTGATGCAACTGGCGTGTCCAGCACTACTTTGGATATTGGTTCGACTAGTGGAACTGCAAACCAATGGAGATTGATCAGAGAAGCAGAGGATCCTGAAAATAAGGATATTACTGCTGCTTATTGTTCAGTCATCGTGGTGCAAAGCACTAATCAAATCGTCACTCAAACAACTTAGGAGCAAATAGACATGGCAATATCAAGAGCACAGCTAGTTAAAGAGCTAGAACCAGGCCTAAATGCACTATTTGGGCTGGAATACAGACGGTATGACAATGAGTCATCCGAAATATACGCAACAGAGTCTAGTGATAGAGCTTTCGAAGAGGAAGTAATGTTATCTGGATTCGCTAATGCTGACGTAAAAGCAGAAGGTCAAGGAGTTTCATTTGATGAAGCTCAAGAGACTTTCACTGCACGTTATACTCACGAGACAGTAGCTTTGGCATTTGCTATAACTGAAGAAGCTATGGAGGACAACCTCTATGACAGAATTTCTTCTCGTTATACAAAAGCTTTGGCAAGATCTATGGCTAACGCTAAACAAGTTAAAGGGGCAGCACCATTAAATAATGGTCTACCCGCAATAGCTACCTTCAAAACAGGTGATGGAGTTTCGTTAATAAACGCTTCTCACCCAACTATTGCAGGTACGTTTAGCAATACGCTATCAACAGCAGCAGATCTAAACGAAACATCGTTAGAGCAAGCAATGATTGACATTGCAGCTTTTACTGATGAGCGTGGATTAAGAATAGCAGCGCAAGGGAAAAAAATGATTATCCCTTCTGCTCTTCAATTTACTGCTGAGAGACTTCTTAAGTCTCCAGGTAGAGTAGGAACAGCAGACAATGATATCAATGCACTTAAAAACATGGGGATGATTCCTCAAGGTTATAGAGTCAATCACTTTGTGACTGACACTGATGCATGGTACATTATCACTGATGTTCCAAATGGCATGAAATACTTCGATAGAGCACCATTGAAAACAGCAATGGAAGGCGATTTCGATACTGGCAATGTTAGATATAAAGCTAGAGAAAGATACAGTTTCGGCTGTTCTGACCCTAGAGGTATCTATGCATCACCAGGTGCGTAATTAAAATTAATTATGTGGCGGCGCCTTAATGTCGCCACATTTTATTGATATAATGAAAATTCTATGAAAAAATTCCTCATAAATATCTGGGCATATGATTATCACGCTAAATTTGAAATTTTAGCGGAAGATAATGCCCTTTCCATTGAAAAATCAATCCTTGACAAAATTGGAGAAAAGAGTATAAAATGGGAATCAACGGGAATGTTTGATCATACCCGAAGAATAACCTATGAGGAGGTTATAAATGACACAAGACCTATACACTACAAAGAGGTCCTTGGAGTTAGACTGGCAACAAGAGCACCTGAAAGAGGGCAAATATAATATTAATATGTCTTATATTGACAAAAAAATTCAGGAAATTGTTAAAGATATTATTGCCAAAGAGTTCGAAGAATCTACTATCCGTAATAAAGTAGATGAATCCAAGGCTCAAGTTTCGATAGCCACTTAAGCGCTGTCAAAAAATCAACTTTTTTCCCAGGGATACCTTGCACTTAATTTAAAAATAGGGTATAAATAAATCACTATACAATTATTAATTAGATCTAGACGAGTATAGTCGACGGCCTAGAGACTAGATCTTATAAACTAGGAGGATTAAAATGGCGAATACAACCTTTCAAGGACCAGTAATATCTAAAAAAGGATTTTACAATACAGGTCCAGCTAACGTTATAGATGCTGACTCAAGTACATCATTAACAGTTGCTACCCATGCGGGTAGA